ATACCATCTGGGGCAATGAGCCTCCCCACAAACTCACCAAGCCGCCCGGCGAGCGACTTCGGCTCCGAGATCTCCAGCCCTAAAAGGGCTGAGCACTCTCGGTAGGCCTCCGCCAACCTCGGGTCAGCGATCACAAGGTCGTCCCCTACTATGCAGTAGGGAGCGGACCTAGGGTCGCCTCCCAGCCGAGCCCAGAGGGCCCTCACCACCGCATGGTGACTGAGGGCGAAAGCGGCGAAAGACGGAACAGTCCCTAAGGGCTGTCCGCATCGCCACTTCAACACCTCTGAGCGGGCCCCGGGGTAGGCCGCCCGAGCGGGAAGCCTCGAGACCCAGCAGAAGAGGTCCACCCACGGCCGGGCCCTGTCAGATGACAGGGACCACAGGACCGTCCGGGTGACGGGGAGGGGAAAGAGGTCCGTTGCAGAGCTGAGGTCGAAAGACCATACGGTCTTGCCTGACCTCAACCATTCTGCAACTCGCTCCGCCCCCTCCGCTTGGTTGTAGGTAAAATCCTGAGGGATCCTCCTGAGCTGGGAGTACAACTCCCTCGCCCAGGGGTCCAACAGGAACTGCAACCAGCGCGGAGGGGCGAAGTAGAACCTCGCCTTCCCGTCTGGCTGAACCCGGCAACGCACCGCCCCGTGCGCCCTGACCTGCCCTGGCCCGGGCCGGAAATCCGGCAGGACCGGGAGCATCGGCCAGTAGGCGGGCACGGTCCCGGGGGGGTGCAGGACAAAGTCCTGCATCACCCACCAGGCGTCCCTAAACAGCTCTTCACCAGTTGGGGTGTAGTACCCCTTCCCGGTGGTGAGCTTTAGGGACAGCGGGTTGTTGGGGTGGACCTCTCTCTGGATCCGAACCTCAGGTAGTACGGACCGAGGGGAGTAACCGAAGAAGGCCCGGAAAGGGAACCGGGACCTCCAATCTTCGGTGTCCACCTCGACTGTCTTCCCTGAGGCGAGAGGCACCGTAAGGACGCGAGCCGACCCTACAGCCTTCTCGAACTTCTCCACGTCCTTCCTGGACGGCGCGGCCTTCAGTCGGCCATAAGCCGTGAGGGCCGTCCTCCAGGCTTGGATCAGCTGGAGAAACTTCTCGAAGGTTGCCGTGGTGGCAACCCTCTCTGCGTACGTAAGGTACCGAGAGGACCACCACGGAGGCCTGCAGGGGTTCTCCCCGGCTCGGAGCTTCAGGAGGTACTGGATGAGAGCGCCAACGCGCTCCCTCGTCCAGTCGAAGCCCGAGGCATGGACCCACCTGTCCACCGCGCCGACTAGCGAGAGCCGGTAGCGGTGGGACACCAGTGGGAAGGCGGCCATCAGCCGTGAGGTGTGGGTCGTGCTCGGCATGGCAGCACCTCCTTAAAGGTGATGCCACCCGATATGCGGCCCGGCACCCCGGCCGATAGGCCGGGTGGGGCCACACCGAGCTCGGTCCCCGAAGGAACCTCGCCGGGGTGGCAGGACCGCCGGCCC